CCCTGTGCCGAGAGCTGGTAAAGGGAATAGATGTCAAGATTCGATACGGTAATCAAAGCTCGTCATTACTAATTAACTAATTTGCTGGAGCTTGCTCCGGCATTAAAAGGGAAGTGTGGATGATAATTTTAATTGATGGTTCTTACTACGAACCCGATGATGCCCAGATTATTTACTGGCAGAATGCTTTTCCAAAAGTGGATGTGTTTGCTGAATTAAGCGCAATGGCCGCTTGGTGTGACGCTAATCCGAAGAAGCGAAAGAAGGATGGAAAGCGATTTGCGGCAGGATGGATATCTAGGGCATCACAGCAAGAACGAGGCGTGTCGCCATTTGCAGAGAAAATGACTACAAATAATGGTAAAATTGGCATGAAGTCCTGGAGTACCGTAGACGATTGCACTCACGATTTTATGAAGTCAGAAAGTTACAGGTCGCATTGCTTGGAAAAGTACGGCCAGTACGTCACGTTTGATGGCGAGAGGGTAACGTCTTGAGCGAGCGATGGATTGTTAACAACAAGTACCAGGCGCAGCAGTTTTGCGAGTACATCATGAAACATCAAAATTCTGGCAAGGTGTACGAAATCCTAGAGCCAAAACTAACTTCACAGCAGATGAAAGCTATACACGCTTATTGCGATGACATAGCACGCGCTCTAGCGGCTTCTGGGAATGATATGCAACACATTGTAACCTTGCCTATAGAACCGACAGGAAAGCTCGTAAAGGAGATTATGTGGCGTCCTGTACAAAAGGCTTTGTTTGATAAGAAGTCTGTAACGCAACTAAAGATGCGCGATGTAGACGACGTGTTTCGAGTCATTGCCAAACACCTGGCTGAAACTCACGATATCGATGTGAGATTTGGTCGGGGGTAATGGATTCTGGGGGGAATCATGAGCCTACTTGATTACTGTACAACTGAACGTCAAAAACAAGTTATTACTCTGCACTTAGAGGGGCTTGGCTATCAGAGGATCGCCGATCAGCTCGGGACTACCAAGCTGGGTGTTCGTGACACTGTAAAAAATGTGAAGGGCAAGGCCGCTATTCAAGGACATTCTCCAAATAATGACATGGTTCACACGGTCCCATTTCCCTACACGGTCAAGGGTGTCTCCACGCTGTATAACGCTGACGGAATCCCTACATCGCAGTGGGTCAAGTCCCAGATCGACTCTGAAAAACAGCTTGAAATGATGCGTGAAGTCGTCGCCTCAATGTCTGAAGATATAAAACCAGAAAGCCCTGTCCCCTCGCCAAACATTAATTCCGATGAGTTGCTTAATTGCTTTGTGATTACCGACTATCACATGGGAATGCTGGCAGACAAGGATGAGGTAAATGCGTCCGGTCAAACTGGCAATGGCGATTGGGACTTGAAGATAGCTGAAGACACGCTGGTAAACTGGTTTTCTGAGGCAATCAGAATAAGCCCAGAAGCGGACACTGCTATTTATGCGCAGCTAGGCGACTTCGGCCATTATGACTACGAGCCATTAACACAGGCTTCCAAACATTTATTAGATTCGGACAGCAGGAATTTTAAGATCGTGAGGGCCACGATACGAGTCACCCGCCAAGTCATCCGTATGCTGTTAGAGAAGCACAACCATGTGCATATAAAATGGTGTGACGCAAACCACGACCCCTTTAGTGCGATATGGATGCGAGAATTACTAACCGCTTTGTATGAGAGCGAGCCGCGCGTTTTTGTTGATAACACAGCAGACACTTATTACGCCTATGAGTTCGGCAAGACGGCCCTGTTTTTCCATCACGGTCACAAGCGTAAAGTGGCAAACGTCGACACAGTATTTGCCGCGAAGTATCGAGAGGTGTTTGGCAGGACAGAGCACGCTTACGCGCACATGGGCCATTACCACAGTGTAGATAAAAAAGAGACGAACTTAATGGTTGTAGAGCAGCATAGGACACTTGCAAGTGCAGACGCTTATAGTAGTCGCGGCGGCTGGCTTAGTGGTCGTGAAGCTAATGTAATCACCTACCATAAGGAATACGGGCAAGTCGCGTATAATACAATTTCATACAAAATGATTGCTAAGTGAGATGCTATGATCGATCTAATCAATGTGCCATTGGCAAGAGGGGGATCGGTCGTATTACTAATAAAAAACATAGGCGGAGCCATAACAAACAGGGATAACCCAGACTACACGGACGTGTACTCAGCGCCATTCATTGACCCGGTTACCATTGACATGGATATCGATCAGTTCGGCGAGATATGGTTTTCGGCCCTTTGTGAGGACATGGATTCAATCGATGACTACATCACGCATACCGCAATGGCGATGCACTAAATGCAACGAGCGCATGGAGCCGTTATTTACTCTGGAAAAGCCTGGCTATCTTCGTGGATGGCTTTGTAAGTGTGGTAACTTCGAGAAAGCAATTTTAAGAGAAAGGAAGTTCACCATTGGCCAAGCGGAAACCCAAAACAGTAGCGAAGCTTAAACAAGAAGCGGCGACCTTGCTGCAAAAGCTGGTACGCATGAAGTATGCCAATGACAGCGGATTTTGTGAGTGTGTTACTTGCGGAAAGATGGGCCATTACAAAGAGATGGACGGTGGTCACTGGATCAGCCGCAACTCAGCTCACCTGTTAACAGAGGAAAACATCCATCCTCAGTGCAAAGGTTGCAACCGCTTTATGTCAGGATGCCACGAGCAGTACACGCTGTTTATGATCGACACTTATGGCATGGAGCTGGTAAGAGAGCTGTCAGAGACTAAACGCCAGGTAATGAAATACAACCGAATAGACCTAGAAGACCTAATTACTGACTTTAAACAGCGCATCAAAGAACAAGAGCAGCGCCTGGCTGGCGTGTAGCTATAACACTGTATGTGATATAATGATCCTGCCTATATGGAGGTGATTATGTGTACGAAAGTGAAGCGTGCCATGTTCTGTACTCGCAATGGCTATAAGCACATAGAGAATCTCGACACAGTTTGTATTCTGGTCGGGAGGTTAAAAGGTCTAACTGAGTCTGAGTACCTTGATCTATGCGCTGTTAACAAGCTAGAAAATGCGCGTGCGCTTGAAATGGCAAAACATTACCCAACTCGGTAGTTAAGCGAGCCAAACTCGGGTGGTATACACCCTAGCCTTCTGCCCCCCAAAAAAAGCGTCACATTTGTCGCAACCCCTTGTGCGACATAACACCCCTTGTTAACTTAACTACATCGGCTGGAGACACAGCCACTAATTAAGGGAGAAGATTATGTGGGGATACACAATCATTGGTCGTGACGGTGGCGAGGCTTACACGTCTGAGCCTGAGTATGAGACATACGAAGAGGCTGACAAGGCAGGTGACCTGACCTTGTGTGACATGAACGAAGGCTCAATGGAGCTTTGGGAAGATTAATGGCAAAGCCAGCAAATCCACACCATCACATGACTTACACAGAAGTTGCTGAGGCGCTAGGTGTTAGTCGTCAAACCATTAAAGTCATTGAGCGTAAAGCGTTCGAGAAGCTAAAAAACAACAAGAAGCTAAGGGAGTATTGGCATGGACTTATCGCAGAAGAAGGCGGCATTGATCGCGCTAGTGATATTTTTGATCGCCCTCGGAATAGTGGGTAACGGTGACTACGAAGACGAGCTTGCGGAAGAGCTGTTCTACAAAGAGATGGTCTGTGATGGCAAGTGGCCTGACTACAAAGAGCTAGGGGTAACGTGTGAAGCTCTCTAAACAAGAAATGGAAGAGGCTAAAGACCTTTATGATAAGGGTGTAGATGTCTGGTCTTTGTCCGAGGCTTTCGGTGTTCATTACGACACAATGCGCAAATATCTACGCCAGTACGACCTATATGGTGTGTCTATTTTTACCCCTTATCCACAATATGTTGAGAAAACAGAGGATTAGAGTAAAATAATTAGGTACTCAACTGTTGGGGGTAATTAAATGCTCCAAGTGGTGAACATAAAGTGGCACGCAATCGAGGTCGGTAATATGCCGAGTGAAGAGCGCACTGTTCTCGTTGCTTTTGACGACATGACCGTAGAATCATGGCCACTAACAGTTGAGGACATTTTGGACGGGGAGATACGGGCAGGACGCAGCATGGGGCTGTACTGGGCCGACTCAATACCGCACCCAGACGAGGAATGACAAGTGGCACAGACCAGGCAGCAGAAAATTGCCGCAGACGTTAAGAAGGGTACGAGAGACAAGATCGAAGCCGGACGTCTGTTGGCACAAATTACTGATAACATTACTAAAATAGGCGAGCTAGACGTAGGTAGTGATAACTTCCACAACCAGCTCAAGAAGTATGAGGCTATGCAACGCGATAACTTCCGCCTGTTTAACAAGGTACTGCCTGATCTAAAGGCCATAGACGCTGATCTAACGAGTAGCGATGGCTCCATGACTCCACCAATGGTGATTGAACTTGTCGCAAAAGGTCTCGATTGAACTACCGCCTAAGCTAGCCGATCTATTCACCGGCGAAGCTAGGTACAGGTGCTCTTATGGTGGACGTGGCTCTGCCAAGACTCGCTCATTCGCATTGATGACCGCTGTATGGGGAATGCGTTGGGGAGTAGCTGGCAAGCAAGGGCAAATACTCTGCGCTCGTGAACATCTTAACTCTCTCGATGAATCCTCGATGGAAGAGGTTAAGTCAGCGATACGATCCGTAAAGTGTCTTACTGATTACTATGAGATCGGCGAGAGATATATCCGCAGCAAGGATGGGCGCATCACTTACGTCTTTGCCGGCCTGCGTAGGAACCTGGATAGCATCAAGTCTAAGGCTCGCATCCTATTGTGCTGGGTAGACGAGGCGGAGACGGTTACTGAGACCGCATGGCAAAAGCTCATACCGACTGTGCGAGAAGATGAGTCTGAGATATGGGTAACTTGGAACCCTGAGAACAAACACTCCGCAGCTCACAAGCGATTCAGGGTGAATACTCCCGATGAGTGCAAGATCGTCGAAATGAATTGGCGTGACAATCCTTGGTTCCCATCCGTCTTAGAGTCTGAGCGCCAGGATGACCTTAAGAAACGTCCTGATGTGTACGACCACATCTGGGAAGGCGACTTCAGGATCTTCTCTGAGGGCGCTTACTACACTCAAGAGATGGCGAATGCCTTACATGAGAACCGCATTGACCGAGTACCGTATGAGCGCTCTGTAGGCGTTGTGACAGCTTGGGACTTAGGGGTAGGCGATAGCACTGCTATATGGTTTGCTCAGTTTGTAGGGCCGGAGGTTCGCCTTATTGACTACTACGAGAACGCTGGCGTCGGACTAGATCATTACGCACGCATACTGCAAGAGAAGGGCTATGTGTATGACCAGCACGTTCTGCCTCACGATGTGAGGGTCAGAGAGCTAGGTAGTGGCCGGTCTCGATTAGAAGTGCTGGATAACTTAGGTGTGCGCCCGGTTCAGATTGCTCCGCAGCTCAACGTAGATGATGGCATTCAAGCGGCCAGGTCGATGTTGGACCTGTGCTACTTCGATAAGGATAAGTGTGAGAAAGGCATTGACTGCTTAAGACAGTATCGCCGGCAGTACAACGAGACGATGATGGTGTGGAATGAGCGACCATTACACGACTGGACATCACACTGTGCGGATGCCTTCCGATACTTAGCCGTGGGCTACCGTAAGACCTCAGACTGGGGCGATCCGATACGCAGGAACTTACAGGGTATTGTCTGATATAATCGGCTTTCCATACTGGAGGCTTTATGGCAATCGGCTCTCGCTTACGCGGCATTCTTGATGAATTAATCACTGCTGGATTTCCAGAAGAAACTGCTGAACGCATTGTTACCGGCCAACTTCCAATGGACACGGCCTCTCGTATGCAGCGCGCTAAGGCCATGGGCTTCGACCCTAGTGACGTGCAGTATCACGGCACCAAAGCAGACTTCACAGAATTTGCACCAAGCGAATTTGGGAATGTTGGCCCCGGCATTTACATGAGTGCAAATCCTGAAGTGGCGGCGGGATATGCAACTCGTAATTTGTACAATCCAGAAGAGGGTGCGCAAGTAATGCCGCTTTTGACGCGCGGCGAAACAATCGGAATGCGTGATTATTTTGCGCAGTACCCTGATACCGCCATTTCTCAAATGCCCGACACAAACGCAGAGCTGAGAGAGTTAGGTATAACTGCAATAAATGAAGCCGCAGGAGCGCCTGATAAGGCTGTTTTTGATCCCAGAGATGTGCGCTCACTATTTGCCGCATTCGACCCTGAGTACAAAGGCTCTAATATCCTTGGATTCCAAGGTAAGTCACAATCACCGTCGCTTTTAAATGCTGCAACCCAATCTGCGGTAGGCGCGGCATCAATGGCAGCCACTGAGACGCCAGAGGGTGAGTTATACCAAGGTTTAACAGACAAGATGATCGATTACCTTGCTGAGCAGATGGGCGGCTCAGAAAAGGATAGAGAGCGTGCTGAATATATATCGATGGGGATGGACTTTTTGCCATTTGTCGGTGCTGCGAAGGGCGTGTCTGAAACCTTTGATGCGTATAAGAACGACGATACGCTCGGCATGGCTCTCGGCGCCGGAGGCATACTTGCTGGGATGATTCCGTTTGGCCGAGGCGCATACAAAAGTGCGCTTGGCATCGCCGAAGAAGCGCCTGTCGTTACGCGTAATACGGGATTGTTGCAGCGAGTAGGCGATCCTGAGTCAGTTAATACGATGAAGTTAGATGTTGATCCGGGCGTAGACCTTGTGCCTAATCGGTTATTGAGCGCAGAAGATCTCGAAGGTCGCGGCTTTGTTTCTGGCATGGCCGATACTAGTCGTGGCGACTTGTCTCGCGTTGTAGCGGTAAACGATCAGCCGGTGAATATGGTTCGCTTTGGCGGACAAGATTACATGAGGCAACCGCAGAATGTAGAGAAGGGAGTCTTATGGGCTTCAGACGCGGGCGCAGTTACAGGGTTAAGTAACGCCGCAAAAGCGGCATCACAACTGCCCGGCGTGAGTAGATCGCCTTTATACATTCCATATCAAATGGGCGGCGCGAGCACTGATTTTGCCACAATGACTTCCGACATCATGGTTCCTATTGCTCGGCAGAACATGAAAAAGGCCGATAAAAAGGCGCTTGATAAACGCATCCGTCAGGGTGCAGGAACAAAGACTGGCGAGTTTAAGCCGCAACCAGATTGGCCCGGTATAGATAGCCCGAAAGCCGATGAGTGGCTTGCAAATGCAGGCGGCAACCGAAAGGCGGTAACAAAGGCAATAGATGAATATCGCGATGTTGCTGGTATAAATCTTTCACAAGCGCGTGCGGCGATTGTAGATCCAAATCAATTAACCCCGCGTGTCGGCAATTTACGACAGGCTGGGGTGCTAGATTTAATGAAGCCGGCTCAGCCCGGCATTCACCCGTCGTACAACACTGACCTCATGGGTTCGTACCTTGGTGAGTTCGGCGAGGGCGCAAATTTGCTGTCTGACTTAAATCCATTAATTCGGTCGTCGAAGAAGCCGTTTGTGCCAGAGATGACGGCGCGAGGACATAATCTGGAGGCAGCAGCGTTACCTGCGCCTGTCGGCAAGGCAATGCAAGCTGGGCTTATAGGGGCGTTTGATCAAGCAACGCTCGATGAATTAATTAAGAAGGGACTGATAGCGCCGTAATATGACTGCTTTTTCGTTTTCAGCTACGCAATCATGGTCGAGCATAGTTTCGAGCAAACCATCAACCCAATCAAAAGGGCTGACTTCTATTGCTGCGATCCAATCTAAAGCGTTTTGTGATAGGTCTTTAGTATCCATGCGGAATAGTATAAAGGTGGTGGTATAATATGGCTACACCTAGAAAAGGTAAGGCAAAGGTTAAGGTTACGGCCTCCGGCAAGAAAGTATCGTATGGGCAGGCCGGTAAAGCCAAGGATGGTAAGTCGCGAGTACGGCCAGGAACTAGCAAGGGAGACGCCTATTGTGCGCGATCCGCTGGTCAGATGAAGAAACAC